ATTACCACTCAGCAACTTGCCGCTTTGTTTACTGAGGAACTTAGTGCTGCTGGCGCAAAAATGGGTCAGATGGGTAGATTATCTGCCAAAGAAAAAGCAGAAGCATTAAAAGAACTTACTGAAATTGACAATGCAATGATGACGCTAGGTGACTTTACATCAGGTATGCGTACTAAAGTTAATGGAGAACTGTCAGGCATACAACCTATAAGGTCTTTAGGTCAAGGTATTATGTCACTAAACAAGGCTCGTATTGGTTTTATGACAATGCAGCTTGCTACAACAGCACGTAACGTAACAAATGGTTATATGAGAAATTACGTTTATGCTCTTGATAATTTTGGTGCAGGTCTTACTAATGCAGCTATTGGAACTGGTCAAGGTATTTTAGGTCTTGCTAATAAAGATTTAGCTGCTTCTGCTAGACAGTCTGTTATGCTTGGATTGGGTCAAATGAGAACTGGCGCACAAGCTGCTTACATGAAAGATTTGTGGCTTGGAACTACATCTGTTGAAACACAAGCTTTAGACTTATTGTTTACCGACCCTCGTTTTGGAAAAAATAAACTAGCACAACAGCTATTTAGGGATTTAGGAGATATTGCAGAAGAAACAGATTCTACAACAGGAATAATGTGGTTGGCTCGAAAAGCTAATTATTTTAACACTATGTCTGATAACATGTTTAAACGTGCTGTGTTTGCACGTGAAATTGACAAAGCATTGTTTGCTAAAGGTCAAGGTGGTTTAAATGATTTCTTTAAAAAATATTATTCTGGACCAAATGCTGGTAAAACAGCACAAGGAAAATTTAGCCAAATAGATGATGACGTAATTTCTGATGCAATGGAAGAAGCATTAGCTTTTACATTTCAATTGGGTAAATTTAAAGGGAAAAAAGGACCATTTAATACTGCGGCAGATGCATTTATTGAAGTAACTAGCAGTGGCCCTAGTGGATTTTTGTTATCGCAAGGTATTCCTTTTCCTAGATATTTAGTAAATCAATTTATATTTCAATATGAACATATGCCAATTTTAGGTTTAATAAATTTTGGCGGTATAATATCAAAAACAGAATCACGTGCAGCTAGAACTACGGGAACACAAGAGATTGCAGAAAGATTTGGTAAACAATTAGGTGGATTAGGAACTTTAGCTGCATTTTTTGCAATGAGAACTCAACTAGGTGATGAGTCAACAGGACCATATCAATACAATAATCCTATAACTGGAACACCTATAAATGTAGAAGCAAACTTAGGTCCGTTCATGGGATTTGCTATGATAGCAGATTTGCTTTATAGAATGACAGCACCAAATAGAAAACCTTTGCCTTTTGGAATAGGAGAAACATTAGGACTTCCTGAAGGCAAACTTCCACAATTGCATGATAACGATAAAGTAGCTGTGGATATTCCTTATAGAACAAGAGACATAGCAAAAGCATTTACAGGTGGTACAGCACGTGCTGGTGTCGGTTTAGACATGTTAAATATGGTTGCAGAAGCAAGTGTTGCATATGATAATGGAGAATTGTCAGATTTAGCATTTGATGAAGTTTTGTATAAAACAATAGGAAACTTCTTTAATACATTTACTGTTGGTGGTGGTATGTTAAAAGACCTTGCTGCTACATTTATGCCCGGAGACTACAGAACTGTTCAAGATAATACAGACGTAGACATGATGGAGTATATGTTTAAACAAGCAGCACGTTCCATTCCACAAGAGTATGAGCCAGACGAAGGTGACAGAGCATTATATACTCCATACAAAGCTGACCCTGTAAAAAATGTAAATCCTTTTGCAAAACTTTTGATAGGTATCACGGAAGAAGAAGAAAAAACTTTTTTACGTCAGGAGTTAGACAGATTAAATTTTGATTACTTTGAATTAAGTCCTAGAAGAATAAAACTAGATGCCCCAGCTTCTAATGATACAAGAGAACTTATGGGCAGGGCTATGGAAAGGGAGATAACATCATTCTTCATGTCTCCTGATTATAAAGGAGATGATGTTCTTAAACGTGAGTTATTAAAAAGAAGAATAGAGGTAGAACGAACAAAGATTCGTAACAGAGTTCTAAACATACCAGAGGGTTTGTCAGATACAGAGCAAGAAAGAAAGTGGAGAACTTTATTTGTAAATAAGGTTGGGGGTAGAACAGCACTTGTAAATAGTTTCTTTAAACAGTTTTACAATGAGCAAGACTTATATAAACTAATTGAAGAGGCAGAAGACCCACTAACAAAAGCACATTATTATCAAATAGGAATGTCTTTATTTGAAAAGTATGTTAAACCTAGAGAAAAACAAAAATAAAAATAAAGGGGGCAATTGTAACCATATCCATATGTCTTCTGGTCCTGTACGTATGCATTCGCATATAGTGTTAATGACAGCCATACTGATTACGTAACCTAACCACATAGCTACCACACCTAATATAAGATACATAAGTATCCTACCTATTATCTCCATCACCCCCAAGTGTGCCTCGCTTACTTCGTCCTGACAGTTTAGAGTAATTCTCACTAGCAATATCAGAAAGATTGATACCCAAGTCATTTGCCAAATTAGCGCAGTACCATAGAACATCACCAATCTCCGCTGCTATTTCAAGTTTCTTTACTTCAAATGCTTCCTTGTCAGCACCATCTCTGATAAACTTCTTTACCTTGTTAGCAACCTCACCTGCCTCACCAGCCAAACCAAGCGCAGGATAAAGTATCCTGTGCGTAGCTGGATAGATGGCAAACTCAATCGACTTACGTTGATATTCATTCATCTCCATATCTTTGTATTTCTCCTTTAACCACTGTTTAGCTTCCTGTTCCAGTTTCATCTTCTTGTTCCTCATTCTCAGGTTTTTGTATAAAGAACCTAATTAACATTTCTAACTTATCGTGGTAGTCAGCAACATGCCCTAGTTCAATCTCAATTGCTTCTTGTATGTCCTGATGCTCACCAATACCTGCTGGTCTTTCTAATAACACCTCAATGTTTGCGAGGTGTTTATTTATATGCCCAGAGAAATGTGACCGGGCAGCATTTATTAATACTTGTCGTACACTCATTTTCTTTTTCCTTTCCTGAATCTATGTTTAAAGAACACAACTAGGTTAAGAGTGGTATTTACTGTAATCATTACGAGTATCCACCACTGCCACCATAGCAAATCTAATCCACTACACTCTATCATTATGCAGCAGTTAAGTCAACTACTTCACAAACTCCTGCAGTACATGCTAACTCACGCCCACCTGATGTAGTGTCTTCCTTCTCAAACTCTTGCAATGCAGACCAATCAATTGATATAGGCATCTGTGTCTTCATTTCTTCGTACTCTTCTTTAGTACAGTCTTGATAGGGTGCTTGCTTATATGTATGTTCACTGAATGGCAGGAAGCTGATGCCTGATACCTCATCAAAGTGTTCATACACCCAAGAGCCTACATCCATCCACTCCTCTTCTTTCACAGAGATTGTTACAGATGGCTTGTGTTCACACCAGTAACGCTGATACATAAGCCACAACTCAAGCTGTTCAATAGCCGACATAGTTGTTCTATGTACGGCATTGGAAGGTGACTTCATTGGGAAGCTAAATACTGTTGTGCTATCTGGCTTCATTACATCTGGTTCTGCAGGAATACCCTGTGCTACCATGAACTGTGTCAATGGGTCTTTGTTATCACCACGAACAGTACGAATGTAGTATGGGTTATGACGAGCATGAATACCTGATGCACTGTCAACTAGCTGCGACACTGTACCTGATGGCTTAACACATGTAATAGCTGTAGACTGTGGTATCTTTAGCTGTTTTGCCATAGCTTTGTTAGCGTCAATAGCCACATCACGTAATGCCTCAAGTGTCTGTCCAATGTTCATACCAAGATGAGCAGACTTACCTGCTGTCAACTGATTGTCCATAATACCTGTTAGTGACACACCAAGCAGACGTTCTTCTTCTGTGTTCTTCTTCCATATACTACGCAGATATTTGAAGTCAGTCAAAGTAGATTGGAACGTACCCAGTATTGTAGCCAATCGTACCTTCTCTGTTAGTGTCTGCTGCGTATCTGTTTCACGTACAACAACCTCAGATAGGTTGCAGAACTGATATGGACGTAATATAATTTCACTACAGGGGTTACATCCGAAATCTTGTTCCGCATCTCTGCGTCCATTTTTAGCTGCTTGTACCTGTGCAGACTTGCGATTAAATATACCACGCTCACCTGACTTACTTTCGTACAGTGAT